AAACTCTGTCCAAGGTAATATGTTCTATTATTTATTACTGTACTTATACCAGGACTACCTGCTGAACCAAAACTAGTGTCTATCCCTAGTGTTCCTTCATTACTAGCGATGCTAACATTTCCACCACTTGTTGGGTTTGCAGTAAATCTATGTAGAGCAAATCCATATTTAGGATCTGTTTTCAAAGATCCATCACTGTTGAATCCAACCAAACTCTTATCTTGCCAATATTTTAAAACACCAGTCACTTGATCATATGATATGACTCTACCAACTGCTGTAGATCCAACTCCTACAGTTTGAGTAAATTCACTATCCAAATCAAAAGTAGCAGTGGTATAACCTGAACCAATTAATTTTAACCCATAAACTGCACTTGCTTTGGATAAATCTAAATGTGCAGTAGAATTAAAAGCTTGAGGATTTTCTACAATTCCTATTCTTGCTATTTGGTTTCCTGTTATGAAGTCTGGATTCTCAGTGTCATTTTCAATTTTAGAATAAACTAAAACATTACTTGCTCCCAATTCTCTATAGATGTCTGCTCCATGACCACCTTGAGGTGGTATGATAACATTGAAAACTGGTGATGTGGTTCCTACAGGAACTCCACCAGCAACTAAATCTAATGTACCATAAGTATAATTAGAACCACCCTTTGAAATATTAACAGACTCTACTTTAGCATCATTGTTAATAACAATTGTTGCTTCTGCTCCAGATCCATCTCCATTTATAGGAACTCCTGTATATGTTCTATTAGCAGTTCCTATTCCAGATCCTCTGTTAACTATGGTAGCAATCTTTAATTGTCCACTGGTAGAGGCATTATCTCTTACAGCAGAATTATCTGTTCCTGTGGCCCAATCACCTGGTACAGGTATAAAGTTAGTAGAATCAAATTTTGCTATGTCACTTGGTTTGATTGTAAAAAGATATTTCCATATATAACCATCTCCACTATCACCTGCTGCTTTAGGTTCTAAGTCTGTAAATGTAGGTTGATCTAGTGAAGGTCTTCCTGTAGTATTTTCTGGATCTGTTCCATTTTGCAGACAAATATAAACTTTAAAATCTTCATTGACCACATAATATTTTGAAGAATACAAACTAGTAGCACCAGAGGGTTGTGCCAGATTTGTCCTACTTATATCACCACGATACATGTCATAAGTTATACCTGAAGTCCAAGTATACTTATTACACATTCTACGTATATCTGAAGGAGTTATTTTCTTCAACGCAATCATAGTATCCCAATAATCATTTTCTTGTTCAAAACTATCCTTTGGTGCAGGAGGGTTTGAATCCCAAGTTGATGAGTAATTGGTAGCATTAGGTAAACCAACAAAAGAATAATATGAATTTACAGTAGAAGTTGCTGCAGAGACAAAATTCTCAGCATTCAATATTCTAAGTTGATCAGTTATAATGGCTGACATTTTTACTATTTTTTTAGTTATTTATGTGTTATAATTTGCAGATTTCAAGGGGTTAAATCTTTCTACAATTGGAGAACTAGATATCCCACTTAAACCTGTAGAATCTCCAGCATAAGAAGTGAATACTCTTGCTTTTGCTCTAGGTTGAGTTTGAATTCTACCCCAACTATATTCTCCAAAGAATTCACTATGTCCCAGTCCAGTTAGTCCATTAAAGTCTTGAACACTCACTGTTACTTGTGCAACATATGTTAGTCCAATTCCTATACCCATAGTTTGAGCGATAGAAACTTGAGCAACTTCATATATGTTATCTACAAATGATGTTCCAATACCTACCACAGTTCCATCTTGATATAAAGAAGTAACTGCATTACCAACATTAGAATTGCGAACTGTAAAATAATATCCAGTTTGAATTCCACTAACAGTTATGGCAGATCCTACAATGGAAGCATCTCTGAATAAAGAATCTTTTGGAAGTAGTAAATCAAATACTATACCAGTTGATGCCACTCCAACAGATGTAGTAGATATGCCAGATATAATTCCAAAATCACCAGAGAAAGATACATCATCAATAGTTTCAATAGAAGTTATTAATTTAGGTTCACCTATTAGAACTGATGGAGCAGCAGTGCTAGTATATGCAAATCCAGTGGTGGTTCCACCAAATGAAACAGTAATAGCATTAACAGTTCCAACACCACTTATAGTAGCTGTTGCCCTAGCACCTTGAGAAGTTGTCAATCCTACTGGGGTAGTAATAGAAACAGATGGTGCTATGGTATATCCAATACCAGGATTGGTAATATCAAATGAAGTCACTGTTCCAGCAACTGAGACAAAAGCAGTTGCTGATGCTCCCACAAAACTATCTTGAGAAATAATTCTAATTTTATTTTGAGTATTAAGATTTTCTTTAGTGCTATCAAAGAAAGTTCTAATATTAGAAACAAAAATAACAGTAGATCCAACACCAACAGATTGAATAATATTTGTATTTGGATAAATCAATGGTTCATAATGAGGTCTATCTTTTGGAACTGCCTCTCCATCAATAAACTTATCCTCAGTTTGTCTAGACCAAGTAACAGCCCTTTGGAAAGTTTCATTGGTAGTAATACCAGGACCAGGATAAATGTTAGTATTTACACTATCAGAAGAATTAACAATTGTAACTGTTCTCTTATTTTGTTCTAATGATATATCCTGATCATATAGTTGTAATTCATCTCCCTTCTTAACTGTTTCTAAGATGTCAATGTTAGCAACATCAACAGATCCAGTTCCTCTATAGAATAGAATTTTGGATGTATCACCTGCTTTTGGTGGTTCTTTGAATGAAATAAAACTACCACCTTTAAATTCATATCCTTCTCCAGGAACTTGAAGAACATTATTAATGAATACTAATATAAGAACCTCAACATCTATATTAGAACCTGGTTTAGATTGAATTGTTTGCTGCGTTCCATTTAACTTTAATGCAAAAGAAATTGTTTTACCATCAAATAATGAATCTAAAGGATCTAAAACTTGGAAATCTCCAACAGTGAATCCAGCAAAACTATCGCTCACAGTCTCATTAACTGTAAGTTGAAATTCTCTAAATTCTGCAGCACCTGCTGTTGGAATACCTACAGTTCCACCAACACCTACAGTCAACTTTTGAGTTTCTCCATAAGCATATCCTTGATTTGTAATTTTAAAATCAATAACACTACCACCCAAACCAACAACTATATCTGCCCTTGCTTCTGATCCAACTCCAGATTGATTTGAAGAATAGAATAAAGGCATATTACTATAAGATAGTGGTTCATCTATAACAACCAATGGAGGATTAGTAGATGTATAACCAGTGCCAGGATTAGTAATAGCGACACTTACAATATTACCACCACTAATAGCAGCAGTACCAATAAATTCAATATTAGGAGATCCAGTGCTTAATGTCTGAACTCCAACATTGACAATAGTTTGAACACCAACTCTATAACCAGAACCACTGTTTCCAATACTTACAGAACTAATAGTTCCTAATCCAGAAACAACAGCAGTACCACCTGCAGCAACTAGTGGTTGATATCCTAAACCTTCAGTAGACCCAACAGAAACTATAACACCACCTAAAGGAACATTAGATGTATTAGGATCAGATGCCACTGATGAAATAGATCCTGTAAATTGAATACTAGTAATTCCTACATTCTCTATTAATGTAAAATCACCAGGCACAGATACATTGCCAGTAAATCTTTGTGGTCCTTGAGCAATTTGATTAACTAATATAAGAGCATTATTTGTAGAGAATCCTGCTACATCACTACCATCAGATTTAAGTGTGAATTCAGTTGTTAATCCAGTGAAGTTAGCAGAAATATCATCAAATATAAAGTTACCAGCATATGGTTCATCAGAACTACCAGTAATACCAGATCTCATAAATGCTCTTGCATTAAATGTTGAATGAGTTGCTATTCCAACAAAATCCCTTTCATCTGGTTCATTTGTTGTGGTTGAAATTGGAGTCAATCCAACAGGAGCAGTGTAGAAGTTGACAGTGCTATCAACAATATTATACGCACCTTCTACTTTGGTGATTAGAGTGCCATCAGTATGTAATGTAGATTGTGTTCCCATCCAAGGTCTAGTAACGAGTAAGACATTTGTAGCACCCAATCCAACAGAATCTACCTTCATAATCTCATTTCCAATCTTCAACATATCACCACCAGTAATAGAGGTGATACCAGATAATTTAATTTTATCTGTAGTAGCTGATACATCAGCACTAATTGTTGTAGTTACTGAAGTAGCAACTATTGGAGATTGGATAACATTATCAATGCTTAATATGCATCTTGAGTTTTGCTTACTAGAAGTAAAGGAATGAGAAGTTCCAACACCAACAGCAGTGATATCTAAGTAAGTAGGTGATGTCTTCAATGCATTCTCAGCAGAAGTAGCAAGTCTAAGAGTAGAATCATCAACCTTAATAGCATAAACCTCATCTGGCAACTTATCTGTAGTTCCATATCCAGTTATTGCTTGCTCTTCAATTATGATAGCAGAAGTAGTACCAGATCCAGTATATCTGTAATTTAATTTTTCTCCAGTTACAAAGTAATGATCAGGTATTCTAATTGTATCTTCAGTCAAACTAACTGTTGTAGTAGCACTTCCTACGAAGTCTCTCTTAAATATTGGCAATTGCCTATGCTTAAGTTCAAACTCTCTCTTAACATCAGTTTCAGTAGCAGTGTAAGCACCAAACCCAGTATCAATAGTAGCATTAGTCAAATCTATTTCAGTGACTTCACTAAGTTCATTTACTAATCTTAAAGCAACTTGGAATACTCTAACCTGAACATTTGCACTTGCTATTGGTGTAAATGTTAAATTAGTATTGTCTCCAGAAATAGCAGCACTAAAATCACCTAGATTAGTTACAGTTTGATTGATTGCATACTCAGTGATGTATGGAGTAGTTCCATCATCAACCACTATAACTTCAGATATTTGATAGTGACTATTGGTGGTATCTTCTACAGATACAATATAGTATGCACCATTAAAGGTTTCACTTTCATATGATGCTATTGTAGTAGCAGATGGTGAACCACTAGCAGATATAGCAGTATATCTTGAATCTAATTGAGAAGTGTTCAATGATGTAGTGCCAACACCAGCAGATGAAGAATTTCCAAAATCTACATGAACAGTATTAGCAACAAATGTGCTTGCAGTGCTAACAGTTGGATGAAGATCTAAATTAACTCTACCTCCAGCAATATAGGCACTATAAGTTCCAAGACCAGGTTCACCAGATGCACTACCAACATTTGATGTTGTTAATTGTCCATACTCTACTAAATCTACATTAGTTCCATCATGAACCAAAGTTATTTCATCATGCTCAAAGTATGATGAATCACTAGCAGCATATGATACTAGTATCTTAGATCCTCTGTAAGTGGTGGCAAAGGATACAATACTGTGCTGTGTAGTGATTCCTAATGGTATGGTAGTGGTGCTACTTACAATGTTAACAATACCACCCAACCCAGTGGAACCTACGCCAGCAACACTGTCAGAGATGTTAAATGCAACATTAGATACATCATAATTATTAAACTTAAATTTCTTAGGGAAGAATAGCAATCTTCCATCATCACCAGCGATGTCCATGTCATAGGAACCTAAGTCTCCACCAAACTCACCAAGGTCAGTATTAGTTTCAACTCTACCATATTGATTTAAGAAGATATTACCAACATCATCATGAAGAGCAGAGACCAATAGAATTTGTCTTTCCTTAGTAAATCTTTTATCTCTAATAAAAGTAATATACTTTCTATATCTTACACTTGCTAGAGTAAAAGTATCAACAGATTGAAAAGCATCTGTTCTAGCATTATTATTAAAATCTCCACTAATATCATCAACTGTCAATACTCTATTACCAATAGACTCACTATAATCTTGAAGTATTCTAGTATCAAAAACTATTTCATCAGAAATAACACTATTGTCTATTCTTAAAGTTTTCTCTCTTACTAAATCAAAATCAAATACTGTATTCAGATCCATTGTTGAAACTAAGTCTGTAATAACTTCAAATTTAGTTTCATCTTGAACTGTGCTTATTCCAGCATCAGATTCACATCTAATAACTAAATCACTAAATTTTTTAAATCCTGCTGTGTGATTTAATGTAGAT